CATTCGGAGCTCTTCCTGCAGTCTCACAATTGATATAAAATCTTCCTGTGCTTATCCTTTCGGATACAACCCAGTTAAATCTTGAACTTGAAAATCTTTTACCTATTTCCACGTCAATATTAAACACAGCTATAGCCTTTGCAAATGTCGCCTGTTTCGGTACAAGTCCCCTCTCCAAAGCCCTTCTTATCAAGTATTCCCTTGGCGCAGTATCGGCGAAAGTGCAGTCTATAAGACTATCAAGTGCAATGTAGGCCTGTGCCAATTCTGCACATACCGGAGCAACAGCAGAATAAATAACAGAGCCCTCTCTTTTGTCGATACTATTATCAACTCTTGATAAGACTCTGTTTAATATGTTTTCATATGCGTTCTCTTCAAACACTATCTAACCTCCGTTTCTATGTCTATATCACCGTAAATGCTGTCAACTTTGAAATTCACAAGAAGAGTATCCCTGTTTTTACTGAATTCAAAATCATAAACAGTTGTAATTCTGTCATCCTGCAGGAGTGCTTCACTTATAAGTCTTTCTGCCTCATCCTCTACTATGTCAGGATGTGTGCCTATAAGCTCCTCAAGCTCTACTCCATAGTTCCAAGAATAGATTAAAAATTTATATCTTTCAGTATTTAAGATAAGCATTATCGCCTGCTTTACCGCTTCTCTTTCATCTACAAATCCGGATATTCTACCCTTTTCAAAGTCTATAAAAAAAGTATTGCTTGGCTCTGTGGACTCATCTATCTGTAATATATCTTTATCGTTTAAAGGAAGCATGCTATCACCTCACTTTGTCCAATACTATGTACTTCTGTCCACCGTCAACCCTTATAAGGATTACCTGCTCACCTATTTTAAGGCTGTTATCAAGCATAATTCTTCCAATTCCTTCAGCTTCACAAGTGATTTTACTAACCATTCCCGTAAGAATAAGAGCACTCTCAGGTATTGTAAGCTTCTGATCTATCCATATCTCGAGTGGTGATGCTTTTACCACCTTGCCAAATCTGAAAGACATAGGATCCTTTGACTCCACTGCTTCAAGTGCAGCCTGCTTTACCGCTTCAACTAAATCAAACATTAAACAGTCCTCCTCTAAGTTTCAAAGTCATTAGATGTTCATCATTTTTAAAGGTATGAGTTACCTTTTCAGCAACCATATAGCCTGATACGGTAGTGTTTTCAAGCTGTAGCATAACAACAAGCGACGATCCGGCTCTTACTCTTATGTCTCCAAATGCGTCTTTTATAGTAAGCGTTTTTGCAACTTTGTTATAATACTTAAGAAGCGCTTCAGCTTTCTTTGCTCCTGACTCTTTTGTTTCTACAGTCTCATTAAGCTGTAAAACTCCCCACTTATTTATATTCTCACTGCTTTTTACTAAGAAAACATCATTCGTCTTTTCTTTTGTGTTCTTATACACAACTTTTACCTGATTGTATGTTCTGCTGTCTATAGAACTGCTGTAGTCGTATGACTGTGCGGTATCGGTATTTATAAGCAAGTCAAGTTTCATACTGTCAATATTCTTAAGTGTAAGCTTGCCCACATTGTCATAAAAGACATATAACTTGCCGGTATTCTGCAGTGTCTCATCTATAGCATTCTGTACAATATCAAAGAGAGTTTTGTTCTGTTCTTCTCTGCGTGGTATCTTATAACCTGTATCCTCAAGTTCTCCGATATTGAGCCTGAAATCTTCAGCAATAAGCTTTATAACCTCGCCTGCTGTCAAATTATTATATGCGTAAGTATCCTTATTTTTTAAATATCTAAGCTGGTCATAAGCCGTACACTCTACAATATTGCTATCCTTGCTCGATATCTTTTTACTGAAAAGAAATCCGAAAAATAAATCAGTTCCGTCTACTGTAAGCTTTACCTGATTACCCTCTTCAGTCTTTATATTGCCGTCATCATAGTACGCAAATTTGAGCGTTCCGGGACTGCCTTTGCGTTCCAAGTCAAGCTGTATTCCTTCTTTTACAGCAGGAAGGTAAGCTTCTTTGCCGTTACTAATCATTATGCTTACTGTCATGGTATTACAAGCTCCCATCCATCTATAATCAAATTAGGGTTCTTTATCTTGGCATTAGCACTGACAATTTTAGGATATAAAGAGCCGTTGCCATAATATCTCTTTGCAAGTCCCCAAAGAGTATCACCTCTTTTTACTATGTGAGTCTTAGGCTTTTGTGCAGTAGATGTATCTCTATTCTCGGTTATCTTTGCTTCTTCCTTCTTTTCTTCCTGCTTAGTCTCTCCTATAGCAGGTGCAGGCGGTTGAACAAATACAACTTTCTTTGTCCCATAATGCCTATATTCTTTCAAAGTTACGCTTACTTTAATATCTCTGCCTTCTTGTGCATCCTCAGTAATATTTAAATCTTCTAAAGTAACCTTTATATTGGTCTTGAAGCCGTGAGGCCTTTTAACAACGAATTGAAAAGGCCTCTTGTTTATCTTTAATTGATTCAACTTATCAAGATAACTTTTCTGCTTTTTTGCTTTACTTACTGCTGCAAAAGAGTAGTTTTGAAAAGGCAAAAGGAATTCAAAGCTGAATTCCTTTAACCCTTTTGTCTTTATGATATTGACTTCGCCCTCGTTTATGAGAGTTACTGTCTTATTCATATTCTTAACTTTTAAACTCAACTTAGACGGAGTGATAGGCAGTAGCATATTTGCTAAATAAAATCTAAACATTAACTATGCACCCCCTCAGCTCCCATCTGCACAGCCTCAACAAATTTAACAGTCAAAGCGTCTAAAACATTATCTAAATCCATATTAGAGCTTATCTGATTAGTCATTCCTGAATAATCAACCTTTATTTCTGCAGTAGTAAATCTGTTAATAGCCTCCTGTTCTGCAATGTCTCTCAAGTATTCAAGGTTTTCTTTTGTTTCTGCGAGTGCACCTGCTGCAGCCGCAGTATTACCTGCTGTCTTTCCTATGTTGTCTGCAACTCCTGCACCTGCTCCCTTGTCAAATGCTCCTGTATCAAATCCTAAAGAGTCAATTCCGTCTCCATTACTCATAGCTATCTTCTCAGCCTTAAACTGGGAATACTTGCCCTTTAGATCTGCGACCTTACTGTCCATGTCGCCTTTCATTCGCATAAGTTCCCATGTTCTCGCCTGCTTATCTGCATTTGACTGAGCCTCTGCTCCTGCCAAGCTCTGTTCCCTTGCGGTTTTCTCAGCATTGAATTGAGCTTTTGCAGTAGTGGCAAACGTTACCTGTGATATGGCCTGAATACTCACTCCCGGTATTTTATTAAGAGCGTTAATGAATCCGTTAATCATACCGATAGCGCTGTTTAACATGTTCTGTATCCCTGTTAATACGTTTACTCTCATCTGTCCAATGAAATTTGATACCGCAACACCTGTTTTCTGCCAAGTGAGAGACAACTTTCCTGCCAAGTCCATGATTGCATAAATACCTGTAAAGAATGCAAGCCTTAGTGCAACGACGCCAATGCTCATAGTCATTTGCGCAAGTGTCCAAGCATTCTTCATTCCGCCCACTGACTGAATGAACCTGTAGGCAACTGCAACAACTGCTCCTATTGCAATTGCAATCCATAAAAACGGATTAGATAGCATGCTTACAATCATTGCCTGATTAGATGCTACTGCAAGCCACTGGGCAGCGGTATAAATCCCCCATGCAACGGCAGCAGTTGTCGCTCCTATTGCAATTCCTGCAAGAATAGGCTCTATAGTACTCCAGTTGTCCACTATAAACTGTGCTCCGCTTCCTATAAGCTGTATGAGTGGTTCAAATGCATCAAATGTTATGTTCGATATCATAGTGGCCACCTGTGAGTACGTATAAGGCATGGAGTTAAACTTCTCATTTATCTTATCTGCAGATGACAGCATTGCGCTCTTTACTACGTCAGCCGTTATCTTACCTTCTTGAGCTAACTGCCTAATCTGGCCTATTTCAACTCCCAAGTGGTCCGCTATCGTTTCAATGACTGTAGGAGCCTGCTCAAAGATTGAGTTAAGCTCATCACCCCTTAGCACTCCTGAAGCCATAGCCTGAGTAAGCTGTGTCATTGCTGCACTCATTCCTTGTGCGGATGTTCCGGCAATAACAAATTCCTTATTTAATAGCTCTGAAAATGTTACTAACTCAGATGTGTTCAAAGTCTTATGCCCGTTTGCATCTATATTGCTGAATGCATCTTTTGCCATAAGTCCCATTTTAGATACCGCATCAGCTGTACCTTGATACACGGCCCTCGCCCTGTTCGCGGAATCCATAACTGCATCCTGCAAGTCCTTAGTCTTTTGCAAGTCACCTGTGATCAAGTTAAGTCTTGCCCGAGTTTGATTATATGTATCACCAAGCCCCATTAACTCTTTTACAGAGAACGCCACTCCTGCAGCAGCTGCTAATTTTAAAAAGCTTTCTTTTAACATATCTACAGAACTTACAGTATTCTCAGACGCTTCCCTTACCTGCTCCTGCCTCTCTACAGTGTTATCAAGTTCACTGTTTAGCTGATTTAAGCTTGACCTTGCGTCTTGAAGTACTGAAGTATCTATTTGATTAGATGACGTTGACTGCATTTGCTCAAAGCTGTCTATACAAGTGATTAAGGCTGAATTAATTCGCCTTAATGCGTCCGACATACCGTCAGTAAGCACCAATTGTGATTGTATTGTAGCCATTATTCAGCCTCCTATCTTTTTATATTCTTTATATCTTCAGCATCCTTTTTTACTTTGATGTCAATGGCGGCGACTATGAAAGCTTTTTCTTCCTCTGACATCTCCACAAACTTACTGGGCTCCCAGTGGAATTTATGAAGGCAGTAGTAAGCGTAATTAGCTTCCGGATCACCGCCGTTGATTAGTTTTTTGCTTCGTCTACAAGATCTTTATCGTTGTCAAATCCGTTTACCTGCATAACCTTTGTTGAGTAATCCTCAAACTCTCCGGGAGTAAGCATTGTAGTTATGAGCTCTTCAGCACTCATAACACCATAGCTGTCCTGAAGCTCTGTATCCTGCAGATTTGGGAAAACCGTAGTTCTTACACAAACTTTGGCTAAATAAAGCTGTGGATTAAACTCCTGAGTGTACTGCCCCCTCTTGCCTACTACCGGAACAGTAGACATACAGCTTTTTCTTATTTTTGCATTCTCTGTTGCTGTAATGCAGCAGATCTCCCACGGAATAGGATTCCCTTTTTCATCAACGATTCTGTTTGTTGCAGGAAATAATACATTCTCAACTCTTTTAACATTTTGCGCTAAAAAAGCGCTTAAATCTCTACTCATATCCTAATCTCCTTTTACTGCATACCCTTAAGCAAAGAGAAGCTTTCAGGCATTTCCCAGTC